TACGGAATAACTCGCTCATACCCTCAACGTGAAGTGTTTCATCACGAATAGACCAGGTTACAATTTGTCCCATACCCTTCATTAAATTATGACGTGGAAAATTAAGAAGAATAGCAAAAGAACTAAACAGTTGCACGCCCTCTGTAAATCCACTGTATACTGCCATTGTTTTAGCAATATCCATCTTAGTTCCTACACCAAAGTCAGATAGATATTCATGTTTGTCCATCATTTCTTTGTGACTAAAGAACTTTTGATATTCATCATCGTCAAAACCTAAAGTTTCTAACAATAAAGAATACGCTTCCTGATGTACTGCTTCCATAGCGGCAAATGCAGATAGCATCATACGAATTTCAGGCTTCTTAAACGTTGGCAAATAGTGACGAGCATAACCTCCTGCTACGTCCACATCTGCTTGTGTAAAGAACCTAAAAATACTATTAATAAGACTACGATTCTCAGGCGTGAGCTTTTCACGATAATCTTTAAGATCGTCAGCTAAATTAACTTCATCTGGTAGCCAGTGCATATGTTGCTGATCTTTGTACTTTTGAAACGCCCAGGGATATTCAAAAGGCTTATAATATTCTCTTTCTGCTAATAAATCTGTCATTTTATCCTTCACATGCTAAACAAACGTTTTCGTCTGTGCTGTCGACAACCATTTGTCGTAATACTTCATCGGAAACATTTTCCGCTCGGCGGTATGCTTCTGAACGTAAATAGTATAATGTTTTTACTTTTTTCTTCCAAGCCATCATATGAGCTACATGAAGTTCCTGCTTTGATACATTTGCAGGGAAAAATAAATTCAATGACTGACTTTGACAGATGTATTTCTGTCTGTCGGCAGCTAAATCTACAACCCAGCGTTGATCAATTTCAACAGCAGTTTTAAATACTTCTTTTGTCCAATCATCTAAAAACTCAAGATGTTGTACAGAGCCTCGATTTGTTACGATACTCTTCCAAACTTCATCATTATCCACATCTAAATCTTGCAAAACTGCTTGCAAATATTCATTTTTCTGCAAACTAGAACCACTCTTAGTTTTTTGAGTGTAGGCATTTGCACGATAAGGCTCAATACTTGGAGAAGTATTCCCGCAAATAATACTAGAAGAAGCATTAGGAGCGATTGCTAGTAAATGGGCATTTCGTAACCCCGTACCGACCATGTCAGGTGCCTCGCCTCGCTCTTGTGCTAATTTTATACTTTCTTTTTCTGCTTCCAACTTAATATGCTTAAACATTTGCATATTTTTGCCTTTAGCCATTGCAGTTTCAAATGGAATTAAATGACGCTGTAAATACGCATGGAATCCCATAGCTCCAAGACCAATACTACGCTCTTGCATTGCAGACCATTTAGCTTTTTCTAATTCGTCTGGTGCATTATCAATAAAGTAAGTGATAACATTATCAAGCATACGTACAAGATCAGGGATAAAGTTACTATCTTTAGACCATTCATCATATTCTTCCAAATTTACACTCGACAAACAACAAACGGCAGTACGAGTTTCATCTGTAGGTAAGGTAATTTCACTACATAAATTCGACTGTCGTACTTTTAAACCTTTATCTTTTTGTGTTTGTGGTAATGCATCTTGAACTGTATCACCAAACATAATGTAAGGTTCACCAGTTTCTACTCTGTTTTGAATTAACTTAACCCATAAAGTTTTTGCAGATACAGTTTTCTTTACTTGTTTAGTATGTGGATCAATCAAATCCCAACTGTCATCAAATCCAGGAATTGTAGCAGCCCCTTCGATAATTGACATAAATTTATCCGAAATTACTACTGCATGATGCAAGTTTGTAGATTTACGATTTACATCACCGCCTGTAGGTTTACGCACATCAAGAAATTCTTCAATCTCTGGGTGTGAAATATCGAGATAAGCAGCATAGCTTCCACGACGTGTTACACCTTGCGAGAAAGCAAGCATTTCTGCATCAACTACTTTAATAAAAGGAATTACGCCAGTACTTTCAGATCCGTTAGCAGTTGGCTCTCCAACACTACGAATATTGCTCCAACATCCTCCGACCCCGCCGCCGACTGAACTTAGAAATGCGTTCTCAGTATAGTGATCTGTAATACCGTGTCTACTATCTTCTACATGATTTAGAAAACAGCTTATAGGTAATCCACGAGTAGTACCGCCATTACTAAGAATAGGAGTACTAAACATAAACCAAAGCTTACTAGCATAGTCATATAAACGCTGTGCGTGAGCATTATCGTCAGCAAAAGCTTTAGCTGCACGAGCAAACGCATCCTGAGGACTAGATTCTTGTCCTACTAAATATCTATCTTGTAAAGTTTTAATACTAAACTCTGATAGATAACGGTCTCTTCCGTAATCAATGTTCATTGAACCTCCGATCAATGTCCTGACGATTTTTAATACCTAAAGCATCTTCGCAGTAGGTCATAATATCCATCAATTCATAGTTTGTTAATAGTTGATCAGCATTATCATTTAATGACTGAATAAACTTTTGTTTGCCAGGTATAGGAAGTGCTTCGTAAATATCTAAAGCATCTCCATAGTCTGTGATTAGTTGATAGGCACGTTTTTCACCAATACCAGGAATGCCAGGAACATTATCTCCTTTATCGCCTGTTAGTACTTTCTGAGATATATAAAACTCTCTATCAATATCGTAATGGTCATACCAATTTTTAGCTGTTACTTCTTTTCGTGTAACGTAAGAAAAACGACTAACATTATCTTGTACTAGCAAATCCCAGTCTTTATCACTAGATACTAGCCAGATTCTTCCAAGATTAAACTTGTTTTTATGTTTAACTAAATATGCAGCTACGTCGTCAGCTTCTACACCTTTATATCGTAGTAGCATATAATCTTGAGCTAATAAGTCTAGAGCAACTTCATACTCTTCAAAGAAGGCTTCAAATGCCATCTTTTCTTCTTCTGTCTGCTCTGCATATTTATCTTTGCGATTCTGCTTATACTCTGGGTAGATGTATTTTCTATACTCAGAAGAGCCTTGATCTGCAGTAATTATAATTTTAGTACACTCATATGACATTGCAAGGCTTTCAACTGTCATTTTAAAGTCGTACCTAAAGTCAGTACGACCTTGATGTTTCCATCTAAATGCTAAGTTCATAGCATCTACAATGAGTGTTGTTGGTTCATCAATTAACATTTAAAAACTCCACTTTCTCATATTTTAGCCAATCATCTGCTAATGCTACAAAACAGTTTAAAAAATTAATAAAGATATAATCTTCCAGTGTATCCATAGGTTCTTCAGTAACTACAAACACCGGAGATCTATTATACTTAAAAAACAATAAAGGTTCTTGACTACCATTTTTAGCTTGTAAACATACCTTTGTCCACCATTTAATCAAGTGGTTTGTTTTTCTAGCAGTAAATATTTTATCGGTTAAAGGACTATCTGCATAGTTTTTTACTTCTATACAGAATCTATTCTTTTCGTTCGGAACATAGAGATCACCTTTTAAGTACTCTAATGCTCCTGATGCTGGTACACGTTCAAACTTATACCCTGTTGCATCTCTAAGCATATCTCGTACTAAATACTCACCTCTAGCTCCTTTTGCTCTTGAATCTACCATTATTCTAGCCTACTTACATTTCCTGACTTAACAACTTCCACTTTATCTAGTAGTGGGTGAGTCCATCCATGACTAACAATATAAGTATTTAGACTCTCGTTAAGTAACACTTCTACTAATTTTTCTCTACCTGTTTCATCTAGTACATTAATTACTTCGTCCAAGAACAAAATATTAATCTGAGATTTAGAAATACTACTCATTAGTCTACGAATAGCAATAAGAGTAGCTGTATTTACTCTTGCTAACTCACCACTTGATAAAGCTAAAATATCTACAATATTACCATTGTCAGTAATTTGTACATTTAGTTTATCATTTGTTACTACAAATTCTAAAGTGAATCTACCATCAGATAGTTCACCTAGATAATGATTAGTAAGCTCTTCCAGTTCTTTTACTAGATTTTCTATTTTATAAGCAATTAGACCATTAGTACTAAATGCTTTCTTTAATACTTCTAACTTTGAAGAGATTTCTTTTTCAATTTCTAAACGCTCTAGACATTCTTCTAGCTCAGATTGAAACTTTTCTGTTTGCTCTAGAATTACTTGGATTCTGGTGTTTCGTCTAGTAATTCGCTCGTTTTCGTCTGAAAGTTCTGAAAGTCGTCTTTTTGCATCTGAAATTCTACTCGAAATGCTATTGCTGCGCTCCACAAGCTCTTGCTTGTCCAAATAATCACTAGGTAAGTTAAAGTCAATAAGCCGATAAGTTTGTTCCCAACTGTCTTGATCTTTTCTAGCAGATTCCAACTCTGCATTGTCTCGTTTAATTTCTCTAATTCGTTCTTCAAGGTCATTTTTCATTACCTCCGCTGATTTCAGTCTTGACTCTTCCGAGTCGATTAGTGACTGTTTAAAGTCACTTGGTATATCTTGCTCACAAGTAGGGCAGTGATTACCTAACTTCTGAAGTTTTGACAACATTTGTTCTGCAGATCTTATTTCTCCAGTTAATTTGCCAACAGTTTCTTGCAAATTATCATAGGATTTTATCGCTGTAACTTTACAAGATTGAGCTTTAGTAATATCTATCTTACTCAGCTCATGTTTATAAAATTCATTGTCTGAAATTTTTTTATTTTTTTGAGAAATATTTTCAATTTCTATCGTAAGTTCAGCCAGTTCCTTCTCGTCACTATCCGTGTCAATTTGAATATTTTTGAGAGGCAGTATGTTTGTATCACTTAATTTATTATCATTTAACCATTTTTCAATGGTTGCTAACTGAGAACTTATACTTGCAATATTTACTGTACTTTTTCTTGCTTCTTCTTTAAAAACTTCAAATAACTTTACATAATGCTCTAAGTGCAGTAAGTCTATAAGAAACTTTTTACGGTTAGTATCAGTAGCAGTTAAAAACTGTAGACTTGAATTTGTATTTTGATATACTAACTGAGAAAAAGTTTTAAAGTCAATACCTATAATTTCTTGTAGAGTTTTGTAAGTATTTGTTGCAGTGTGACTACTTATATCCTCGCCATCTTCTAATAGCTTTAGCTTTATACTTGATTTACGATCAATAAGTACTTCGTATTGCTTATCATCTCTTAAAAATGATAGAGATATAGAGTATCCATTATTTACATAACGGTTAGGTATATCTGCTTTTTTAATACCTTTTGAGTTTTTATTGTATAGAGCCTCTTCAATAATTAACGGTATAGATGATTTACCCATACCGTTAGTTCCTATTAGTTGTGTTACTGTACTATTTGCAAGATCAAGTTCGTTATCTGCTCCATAACTAAAGCAGTTACTCCATTTCAATTTTTGAAGCGTAATCATTGAATACTCCGATTATATCTGGAACTTTATCTTCTGACAACTCAAGAATATAGAGTAAATACTCTGATAGTTCTTCTTGTAATGTCATTTCTTTTGTTATTGTTAAAGTAGCTTCAGAGTTTCGTTTAACTACTTTCTTGTCTAGTAATTCACTGTTTTTAACATCAGCTAAGTCTTGCATATCACCTTCTAACTCGTAGATAGTGTGATCGTACTCAGTAGCTACCATTTCTGCAGGATCTTTTACTGTTTTACGAATTAGCTGAGGTAGATGAAACTTATCCCACATCCAAGACCAGTCTGTAGGATTAATTAGTATATATCCAGTTTCTACTTTGTTACGGTGAAAAGAAGTAGTCATAGGACTGCCTGGGTATACAATGTTTCTTTGTGTATTACTATGAGCGTGTAAATCACCTGCAAAAACAACTGGGAAATCACTGAACAAGTCTAAGTCCAACTCTGGCTTAACGTGTGGTGGAATCTCCCCTCTAACATGAGTAAAGAGTGGTTTATCTTTCCAGAAATGATCTAGTATATCTTTTTTGTGTAACTCACAATATGGAAGAATACCAAAGCCTAAATCCTCGTCTATATAGGAAATATCTATAATAGTTACTAAAGGATTTATTGCTTTGGTTGCTTCTTTCAATCTGCTAAAGAAAGTTCTATTCTTTCTAGTAGCTTCATGGTTTCCGTCATAGATAACTGTAGGAATACTAATATCTTTAATAAAAGAAAAGTATAGCTCCAGCTCTTCCATATTTGGAAGGCGATCAAAGAGATCGCCACCAATTATGTGCATATTACACATCTTCTCAAGCTCATAAATCTGACTAAAGAATAATTTATAGCGATTTACAGCCCAAGCTGGAGGGACATTTTTCTGTCCCAGTTTGATGTGCCAATCTGCAGTAAATAATATCATGAAATATCAAACTCTTCTTCAAGAATGTCTTTATCAGCATTCTCAGCATCGCCATCACGAATATCATCTAACAATGCTTTTTGAGCATCTGGAGTAGGACGTGGCATTACATCGTCCATAGACTTTAGATCAGCAATCATTTCTTTCTCGCTGTCTGATAGCTCACGAGGCTTGCACTTTAATACCTGCAACTGATACTCTACGTTATAAGGCAGAGGGCCAGTCTTTACACGCTTAAACTTAACATCCCAACCAGCTACAGGATCAGTAGGGTCTCCTAAGTCTTCTGCTGCAGAAAGAATTGCTTCAAACAATTTCTTCTTTAAATTAATAACTTTTACTTCGCCGTCAGCAATACATTGCATAGCGTAGCTCCAGCCACATTTAAGATCTGGGTAGTATTCACGAACCCAATCTTTTTCTTTATTATTAAAGCGTTCTTCGTTACGATCAAAAGATAAACACTCAAACGGAATTTGTTTGCCGTTCTTACCTTCTAGCCAGTAAACATAACGCGCAAGAACGTCGCCAACTAAGCGTACTTCGTTGTCGCCTTCACGGTATGCATATGAACTTACAGATGATTTCTGTGCTTGACCTTTTGATTTATTGAATGAAATAGCCATTAGTGTATATTCTCCTTATTGACTTCTTCGTATAGAAAATGAACTTGACCATCTTCTACTCGAAGTAGACTGTTTTCGTTAATTATGCCTGGGTCTACATCAATCATGAATAGATCCAGTGTTAGTTTCCCAGAAGTTGTATATTCCGCAAGGGAACGTAAAGAAGCTAAACCGAGATACTGGGCTATCTCGCGATAACTGTGCTTATATCTATTAAATAAAAGCACGTCCGGATGTAGTAAAAAGGATTCACCTTTATAATCTATGTCCGAATACTTATAAATTTTATCATACTTATTTTCAGGTATTTCTTTATTTGTCAGCATTTTAAGTACCAGATAGATGTCAAAAACATCACCACCAGTACTATTAAACACTTTATTCCAATTATATAACAACATATTATACTACAAATCAGTGCTAAAGTCAAGAACTATTTTTCTAGACTCCTATCTCTTTTATTTTATACCCTTGCTTCATATAGTAGCCTATACGATTGGATGCTTGCTTTTGGGCAGTTTTTCCTCTAAGATGTATGTCTATGACAACAGGAGACTTTTTTCCTTCCTGTTTACGAATGACACGTCCTACTAATTGAGTTAAAAGAGGCTCATTGTTTATGGGTGTGGCTAGAATTAGGCAACTTAAACTGTTCACTGAGATTCCTTCTGAGAATATAGCTTGAGTTCCATACAAAACGTTCTTATCTCCATGCAAAATTTCAGACACGAGTGTTTCTCTGTCCTCATGCGCTACCTCGCCCGTAACACACACCGCTTTTTCACCAGTTAGTTCGGCGCAGGCTTTCAAAAAGCTGACTCGATCTGACACAACAAGTACTTTATGACCACGAGCCG